CATGGCAGATTTCATAGCGGAAGTCAGCTTTTTGTCAACTTTCAATTTGGAATATCCGTCTTTGTTCATTGCTTTCTTAAGTTCAGTGACTTTAGAATTTGAAACGGATTTACTGCTTGGAACAGGGATCACAAGCACCTGTCCTTTATAGATTGTGTATTTGCTGATCTTCTTTTTCGGATGTTTCTTGCGTTCCTTCTTGTTCCTTGCATCAATGAGTTTTTTATTGGCATTATAAATTAACTTGTACTTTTTACTCGATCCGAGATATTTCTTTGCAAGCTTACGCAACGTCTGACCTTTTTTTACCTTAACCTTTTTCTTTTTTACTTTGGTTGTCTTTCGCTTTCGTTTACTTGATGATACACTGATTTTCTCATAATCAATAAATCGGATTGTATAATAATAATCTTTCAGACTTTTAATCGTGGAAACGTACTGTGAGATCATCATGTCTTTATTGATCTTTGTTCCTGTAATACAGACATTTACAACTGTTCCATGCACTGTCCAGTAATTCAGCAACGCATCCAATACCGCTGGATCAGTCCACTTATGAACAAATTTCATGCCTTTTCTTGATTCTCCGGGCAAGAAACTATCCCAACCAAGCTCTGACAAGTTTTTACCATTCGGAACGTTGATCTGCCCGAATCTATAAATATCATACTCTGCAAATTTTCCATCAAGTGATGTTTCAATCTCTTCTGGAATCACTGGAAGCTGAATCTTTTGATTCGCTCCCTTTGCATTTTTACCAGTAATATATATGTCCATCACATAACCTCCGCTGTCCTGTTACTTGCTGTTGATCCTACGGCATCTGCAATCGCCTGCATGATTGTATCAGCAATCTCTCCTTTGGCGTTCTTAATATCATCTACGATGCTTCCACTACCATTTACGCTGATCGTAATTCCGCCAACATTAATGACTGTCTGACTGCTTCCAGATGATGCCGTTGCTCCTGTCTTAGCTGAACCGCCAACAATTCCACCCTTGGCATGTTTTGTAACGCCTAAAATCTGCCCTGCCTGATTCCACAAGGATAATGCTCGGCTTCGATGTTTAGAAAGTGGAATAACCATTTCGTTTCCATCTTCTCCAAGCTCTGAAACGATATGTCCTCTTACCAAGCTACCTTTCGCATTATGAAAGAACTTCCCATTTTTCGGTAAGGCTGTCTGTAATTTCGGTGCGGATGATGTCTTTTTGCTTGTTTTCTTTTTACCAGATTTTGAAGAACCGCTATTACTTAGATAACTTCCGCTAGTAATACTTTTGATCGCACTTGCTTGTGCAGCGGTTGTACTTGCTGCGGATGCAATCGTTGAGGCTGCGGATGCTAAAGCACCTGCAAGTGATAATGCGGAACTTCCAGCACTTTGTAAGTTGCCACCAGCTGCAAGCGACATAGAACCCATCGTTCCCAGCATTCCTCCAGCTGTTGCGGACATTCCACCTAAGCCACTGACTTTTCCACCAGCTGCATTCGTAGCACCTGAAAAAATCTTTGTCGTCTTTGATCCAACATTCGTTTGTTTTGTGTTTTTCTTATTCTCCTCGTAAGCTTTCTGTACGGAACTTGCCAGCTCTTTGTATTTTGCTCCTTTTGGATTAACACTGCTAATACTGTCTTTACTGTATTTACAATATTTCTGACTCTTTGCCGTCATAGAATTACTGTTTTTCCGTGCATTCTTTCGGCTGGATGCAAACCTTCTAAGGGAGTCGCCGAACTTATTTCCTTTTGTGATTGCACCAATTCCACCAATTCCAGCACCAATCAAACCACCAGCAAGAGTTCCAATAACTGGGACTGCTGAACCGATCAGTGCTCCTGTTGCTGCACCACCTCCAACCATTCCAAGTTTCGTACCACCTCTATAGGCTTCCTTCTTCTTCGTGGCTGAATCTTTTGAGGTCACTGCGTTGTAAATATTACCAGCTGCACTTCCTATTCCAGCAATCCCTAAAGCTCCGCCTAATAAAGATGCACCTCCAACGGCTGCTGCTCCACCAGCGGTCGCTGCACCTGATCCAAGTTTTACGCCTAGATTTCCAAGCCATGCTTTCCATCCAGTGGCAGCTACGGTTTCTCCATTTTTCAGCGTGACACCAGAACCGCCTAAACCAAACAAACCACCCGGTGTCCTTGTCGGTCCAGATGGTGTTTTCGGTTCAGTTTGTTGCATTTTTCGCTTTACGCTTTCTGGTAACCAGATTTCTTTATTACCTGTCGGATTTGTTGTCGGTGTAGCATTTCCTCCACTACCAGATGTTCCCGGTATTGTAGAATTTCCGTTTCCAATTCCTCCGTTCACATTTACAACTGCCGCTGACACATTGATTGTTCCAATAGAATCTCCCAAAGGATTTGTTTTTCCTCCACCTCCAGAACCGCCAGTGATCAGATCGTATAGACTTTTTCCACCTTTAAACAGCTTTAGCCCTCCAGATAATCCAAGAAATCCAGCTAAATAATCTTCGATACCAGCTTTATCTCCGCCTGGTAACAGATCCTTAAGAGATTCCTTGAACCAGTTTCCACCAGCTTTTGCAATATCTTTTCCAATCCCAGTAATCTTCTTTACGATTGCTGGTTTTCCTTTGGAATCCCACCAGTTCGAAAAAGGATTGGCGATCAACTCATCCCATGCAATACTAATCTTGCCACCGATTGAAGCATTTTGGAATTTTGGCATACTAATAAGATCGTCGATCTTATCTCCAGCCTTTTCAAGGCCCTTGAATACAGATGTACTTGCATACTCTCCAAGTTTTTCAAGTGATGTTCCAGCTTCTTTTAGTTTTGCATCGGATTTATCAAGATATTCTGCAAAGTCTCCTAAACCTTTCGTTGCTCCCTTCTGGAGACCTTTTCCCCATTTAGAAACAATGTTTATGTCAAACGTATCTTTAATATTTGACATTAATCCAGAAACCGTCGAATTAGATGTTTTGTCCATCATTCCATCAAATTCTTTCAGCCCATTAAGGATTGTATTAACTGCTTTGTCTCCACTGATTTCGCCCTTTTGAGACATTTCTCTGATCTTGGCTATGGATTTACCCTCTGCATCAGCAAGATACTTCCATGCGTTTATACCGACATCTGTCAGCTGATTCATGTCCTCTGCGTTCAATCTTCCGTTTGTTTTCATCTGACCTAAAGCTCTGGATACTCGAGAGATACCCTCTTCTCCAGCTCCAAGTGCTGCGGATGCATTACCAATCTTTGTCAGAAAATCCATAAGCCAACATCCTTTGAGCATTTGATACTACGGCCGATGTGTCAAACGGAGTAACAGATGCAAATTTCTTCGCACTATCCATAAACTTCATAGCTTTCTTTTTAGATTTCAGCATTGTTTCAAAGCCAATTTGATATGTCTGAAATTCGTCTGCTAATGATACTGGATCAGCTATCAATTTCTTTGTAGCAATTCCAGTTATAACTCCACCAGCCAAAGTTTTTAGTGAAAATATAGAATTCTTGATCTTAGATATAACACTTGGGATTTTTTTGATCTGACTTGTTACCTTGTCATTGATTTTTAGGGCTGCTGAAAAAGTCTTTCTACCAAAACTCATACCAGCACTCATAGCTTTTTTGATCCCTGCTGTTGCAGTGTCTTTTAATCCAAGTTTTGGAGTCCAGGTCTTTTTACCGAGCCCGTCTCCCTTTTTACCAAACTTGTCGAGGAATGGACTTGCTTTATCTTCAAGTCCTAATTTTGGCTTTGCACGCTTCTTTCCAAGCTTGTCCATCTCTCGTGATGCTTTCTCTGCATTCTTCCCTGTTTGCTGTAGGCCAGAAGATGCATGGTCGGAATATTCCGATACAACATCGATCACAATTTCTTTGTTTGCCATTTATGCATCTCCTCCTTCCATAGCTTTTAAAATTGCTGCAAAAATAAAAGCCCTCTCTCCTTCAGAAAGATCAAGGGCTTGTGATGGTAACATTCCAGTCCGTAAATAATTTTCTGCAAGCATAGAAGCTAACGGACTGGATTCAATTAGTTTTTTGCGTAGTCAACTACACTAACACCGCCTCCAGATAAGTTATCAATAGCATCGCTGACAGCTTCAAGCTCTCCAGCTGTTAACACCTCTTTGATAATTTCGTTCTGTGTCATAACCATATGACCAGCTTTCTTTAATCCTTCTTTCAGTGCTGAATTATCCCAGAATTTCTTTCCGTCAGTCGCTACTGTTGCAGTGTAAATCTTCCATGCCATGTAATCAGCTGTACTTACTTCTTTCTCAACGAGAGGAAGTGAAGCTCCGCCTGGGTTTGCCATATAAGTTGTAGCTTTCTTTCTACACTGTGCAATTTCATCGAAAGATAATGGTCGAACATTAAATTTAAACAATGTCTGTCCATTTCTTGTAATATTCAATGGCTGCTGTACTTCTGTTTTATACTCTGCGGCTTTTAAAAGACCCGTGATAAGGTCCATTTCATTTTCTTCTGTTACTTCGATTTTTGTTTCTTTCTTCTCTGCCATTTTGTTTCCTTTCCTATACCAGTGCTTTAATGGAATCTGGTACGCTGTTTACAATAAACTGACACTGTCTTTTGATGATCTCTCCCGGTTTTACCTCCAGAATGTTTGTATCTCCATCAGGGATACACTCATCTAACAAATATTTGCTTTCTCCGCCAGCAAGTGGCTCTGTTACACCAGCTTGAAGGCTGAATGTAGGAACTTTCCCATTTTTGATTGAATCCAACATAGGCTGGATTGTAAGATCGTCTCTTACTACAGCTTCCGTAAATGATGCTGTAAATTTAACACTGTCTGGGACACCATAAGTCTGAATATCTCCTGCCGGATGGAAGTCTACGTTTGAAAAGTTTACTCCAACGGCAAACTCTTCTACGGAGGCAAA